CCAAGACCAACAATCAAATATTCTACACGAGCTTTGAGGTTTTCAACATCACTATCAACAAGATAGAAACGTGGATCACCATTCTCATCCTGCCACAACTGTTTACGCTTTTCAATATTGACAGGGTCTTTCAGGTATGCAACTCGTTCTTCTGTGCTTTCCAGAAGATTCAACTTGAATTGGCAATAACTACTGCTCAAGTTTACGCCGTATTCACCTTCACCAACCTCTAGACTGACAATACCAACACGCAACCCTGATGTCATAATCCAATGAAGAATCATTGCATCTGCAAATGTAGATTTGCCTGTGCCGGAAGCACTCAGGATATTTACAATGCAATCTTGTGGAATCCCACCACAAAGCATCCGTTCAAGCTTATGCATAAATGGAGGAAGGGAAAGACGTGGTGTACTTACATACTCAAGCATCTTAGCTTCAAGATCAAGACTGGATGTCACACCTTCTGGGACAAACTGTCGAGCTTTAAAGAAAAGATTGATCCATTCTTTTTGTTTACCATCCTCAAGGTATTTATTGCAATCCTTAAGTGCCATATCCATCAAGAATACTTTACCACGAGGAAGTACTTTCATTACCTTTTCAGCAGACGCCTTACCAACGTCATCCGAGTCATAGGCAATAATAATACGTTCAAAACGGTCAAACCACTCATACTGGGCTTGGATCTGCTTATGACTCCCAGACTCTCCAATGGTACTAGAAACCACAGGAATAGCCTCATAATCACCATTCCCTTTGCTTACTTGATAATCCCGAAGCATCTGGAATGCACTGAGGCTATCTAGTTCACCAGATGTGATTACACAGTATTTACCAGAGGCAGCTTTAAACTTAAACTGCATAAACAAATCACACAGTTTACCTGTCTCACCAATAGCACCAAAGGTCTTGGGCACACCTCTCCATTTGTACCCTGTCAGCTCAAAGTCTGTAGTGGTTGGGTAGTATTGCTTTGAAACATTACCCTCTCCATCAAACTCATGCCGTACACCAAATGCTTGGCATGTACTTTTAGTGAGTCCTCGAAACCCACGAGGATCTACAGAAGTAATCCCTTTCAGCTCATTATGAATTTCTTCATTAAATTCAGTACCCACTAGCTCATACTCCTTCTCTTCTACGTAATTGGTTGATTCACTTCCACGGACAATAATACCATGTCTAGCAAAACAAAACTTCCCACCATCTGAATAGACAGCGAGATTATTCATTGAGTTGTCTCTTCCCTCAGCTTCACACCTTGGGCATTGTTCCTTTCGAACTACTTCTGCCACAATTCTCTCCTAGCTAATTGCCTTTAAAGCCCAATGGCGCCTGAATGGCAGCAGCAACGCTGCCCCTCCCCTCCAACACCCTGCAAAGAATATTAATCAAATTGCTTCAAGAATCTCATACTCGTCGGGCGCCATGTACCAAGATTGTCCTTTGTTGTCAATAAACCCAACCAATTCTTTATGGTCATTATCATACTCTAGTGGATAACGTTTCACAATCTCTCCATCATTAAATTCATGACCGTAAAACATAGCTACTACTTTTACTTCTGTACCAATCTTTACTGTAATCTCCTAATTTAATTCAGCTTCACACTCAGAACACCAATCGCTCCGGTTATCCCGAGCCTCTTCTTCAGCTTCCTCAACAACTTTATCCAATTCCTTTTGACTATACATTCCTTCAAGAAGTTTTTCAAGAAATTCTGACAAGTCATGTTGTCCACAACACAACAACCCTTTGCGTGCATACTCTTGCAGTTCTGAAGAACTATATGCTACCAGAGTATTTGAACTTCTGATATCAATCATTCCAACACCTTCAAAACAATCTCTCGATGGTCCTTAAGGAAGCCGTAGAAGTCATCTTTATAGGCAAAAGTTACCTCATCGTAGCGTCCAAAGTCTGAACAGGCAATATCCCATAGGTTTTCCTTTAGCTCGTGCTGGAGAGCTTCTTTCTCCGTTACAAACATAGTTCCATCTGAGGATTATACATTACCACTTGCTCAATAGCCATCAAAATTCCTCCCACCCATTCAATTTATTTTCCATCTCACTTAATTGCTGCATGTGTTCATCAATCATTACTCAATTCTTCCAGTTCCTTCAGCAGCTTCTCTTTACGCTGTGCTTTCATCTCATCTTGAACCAAGCCTTTATACTTGTCAAACAGAACGTAGAAATCATCATACACAGCCTTAGCCGTTTCATCTGTAAAATACAAGCAGTGGTTAGCTGCATCACAGAACTTAGGTTGATAACCTTTAAGATCCTTAAAGAACATGTCAAAGGTTTTCTTTGGATAAGACTTGTCAAACATACTCCCATCGCCAAAGATGTAAGCTCCTGTTGGGAATCGAATTGACAGCAACCACTCACCAGTTTTCCTTGGTTGCTTACCACTGTCAGACCAAGAGATTGTTCTACCGTGATTCTCTCCAAACCTACCCAAAATGATGAAGTCATCATAACGTTTGCCTACTTTGAGCCAACCTACGTGATTGTTTGTAACGCTTTGTAGAGGAATACCAAACTTCTCACTAACCTTAAGATTCTCAATCACCGTTTCCAGCGTAGACTTAGAAAGCTCAATACGATCCTTAGAGATTTCTTCTGTCACAAGCTTCAGGATCTTTTCATATGCTGCAATTTTAGTTTTCATTCTTCAATCTCCATTCCCAAGAGTTTCATAGCTTTATGTTTCCCGTCAATCCAATACTGGTTCTCAGGATCACCTTCATGGATTTCATCCTCCTCAATGTACCACCGAAGCATATCTTCAAGCTTCTCAATCCTAGTCTTTAGGGTGTCAACTTCTGGAGACATGTTCCGTTCAAGGTCTGTAATAATCGACCAAACGTCAATTGTTTTCGTGCCCAATCGTTCCCTTGTACGATAGCTGTCAGCATATCGAATAGCCTTTCGCTGCATAGCATTACATTAATAGGTCATTCAAATTTATTTGCATACATCTTTAAGTCACAGCATCTTGTCACATTGTTTGTGATGGGTCAAGAGAAATAAACCTTCTGAATCTCTTGTAGAGTATTGATCAGCTTGTCAATATCTTGTTCGTAGATAACCCATCGACTGTGGCCGTGAATGGATTCGTTGCCTAGATGAATGGCTAGGTTCTGAATAGAATCCACAGTGACTTCAACAAAATCACCTGAGCCTGTATCACCATAGTAAATCTTTTGCATAACATCAATCATTTCTAGCTTCCTCGTACGGAGTAAGTTTTAAGTCCCAACCATCAGTGTAACCTGTCTCGGGGTCTTCTGTGAGATTTACAGCTACTAACGAATACACACCGTCACCGACCTTATGCAGATTCAGAATATTTTCAATACCGTCTGTTATCCCAACACTATCGCATTCTTCTTTCAGCAGGTCAAATGTACTCTGCTTTTGCAGAACACGCAAGGATTTACCATAGAAATATGTAGCTCCTCGTTTGTAAGCTTCCGTCTGCACTCTCACTACACATTGGTAGTCCATGAATTTCTCCTATTCATTACGTTTCAGATACACCAATTCTCCACCACATCCCTCCCTGTGTCAAGCAATGATTTAAAAATATTCTCTAGGCACCATTTAAGGGAAATCTCCTTGGGCAAATCTATTTGGTAAATTTATTCAGTAGATTTATCTACACTCTGTCAGAAGATTTTTCGAAATTGTGTTGACAGGGGTTGGTGATGGAGGTAGGCTGTGTGGAAATCAATAGGAGGATGTATTCATGGCTATACTATCAGAGAAAACAGATTGGGTTTTAGAGGCTTCAGGATACCTTGCCCGTAACACGGATTGGGAACTTGTGCAATGTCAAGCTTATGCTGAAAGTCTTTATGAAACATACGTGACAGACGATCCTGATTCCAAATGGAATGCCACTGATGCTGTATGTGAAGATATGAGCTATTGGGGAGATTAGTATGAGTTATCTTGTTGGTGTTTCTCACGAGTGGGGTTGTAATCTTGTGTACGTCCCGTTCAAAGATAAAGACTGGTTCTTTCCTTTCGTCACTAAAACTAAAGGTGACGGTCTTCACAGTCGGATTATCTGGGTTAACAAATGAAAAAGAAATTCAAAATAATCGACACATCTACGGGACAGAAGCTTAAGCTGAAAGAGGGGGAGATGCTTGTCATGAATAGTCAAGGGGTGTTCTTCTTGGTGGGGAATTTTATGGATTATGATACGTATGTCAGGAAGCTGTCTGATATGTGTCATGTGTTTGATGTGATTTGGGTGGGGGGAAGAGTGATGAAGGTTTATATTCTGTATGAGCAGTATTACGATTTCTGTGAAGTGTGGGATAACATCCTTGGTGTGTATGACTCTGAGGATAAAGCTGTCTTAGCACAGATCAAAGAGGAAGAACAAGAGAAATACAAAGTGAATCCTGAGCAGTGTTCAACTAAAATTGAGGAGCATGATCTACTATGAGAAATCCAACGATTGAAGAAGTAAGAGCTTTGCAGCAAGAAACTGGCGAGGGAATGATGGCTTGTAAGAAGATTCTTGAACAACGGTATGCAGAGGAAGAGAAGTCAGAAATGTTTGATCAAGTCCGTAAACTGTATTATATGGACAAGAAAGATTCGGAGTATGATGAGAAGCTTCGTGACATTCTGTCTTATTTGGTGAGGAAGGCTTGATGCAGAAATCAATGTGGTGGAAAGGTTTCTTACAAGCTGAGGAACATTACAAAGAGAAAGCTTTTGTAGAGAACAGTTATGCTGGACGGCTTAAGTTTATTTATCCTGAAGGTGGTACAATTGAATACTGTGGTAATCTGGAAACCTCGTATCAGTTTGAAAGGGGTATGAGGGATTATATTGAGCAGTATGAAAATGTTATTAAGGGGATTTTGTAATGGAAATCTCTAACGAAGACCTAGACGAACTGCTAGGCTGTATCAGTTCCTTAGTGGGTATGATGGAACCTTATTACTCTCAGTGTAATGGAGCTGATGAAGCCAATCAAATTCTTGAGAAATACCGACGTAGGCAGCCGTATATCACAAAGAGTTACATTGGTGCAAGCTGTAAGATTTGTGGAAAGACGTTTGAACGTTCAGCTAAGAATAAGCTGATGGATGCTAATCAACAGAACGGAGCTTTGACAAATCATCTGATTACGTTCCATGGGGTTAGTGATCATAAAGAACGTAAGAAATATAAGGAGCAATCTAAAGTGATTGTCAAGCATTGGGATACTTATCAGGAATATCTTGATCATGAGCAATCCTCAAGTTAATCCATAACTTGAAGCCTGACAGAAATCGATGCTTACGGTTTCACTTGACAAACCCTTATAAATCAAGGGCTGTAGAGGTGTTGGCTTAAGAGAAAGAGTACCCACAAAGTATAGTAAAAAGGAAAGAATTAATGGCTATAGAAATCGAGCTTTTAGACTCAATTATGGGTAGTGGTAAATCAACCGCTGTCCTGAATTGGTGTGAAGCTAATCCTAATACTGCTTTTCTGTATGTGACGCCATTGCTGTCAGAAAGTGAAGTTAGAGTTGTTAATGCTTGTAGTGATGCTAAGTTTGTAGCACCTAATACAGATGTTGATTTTAAAACTAAAGGTGCTCATCTTTTAGACTTGCTACAATCAGGTGTTAACATTAGTATTACACATGCTTTGTATGCAAGCTTGAAGAAAGATCATTTGTATTGGATTAAAGAAAACAAATACACTCTCATTCTTGATGAAGAAGTTAGTTTTATTGAACCGTTAGGTGATGCTTACACTAAGGCCGACTTTGAATACCTTAAGCATCTTAAACAATTAGAGGTAGATGAGAATGGTAAACTAGTTTGGCTGGATGATAGTATTGGTGATGATACTAAATACTCTAAGCTTGCTAATATGTGTCGATTGAGTATGGTGTATCAAGCGAAACGTAGTGAGCATATGTTTGTTACACAACTTCCAATGGAACTTATTACTTGTGCAGAAAGAGTGATCTTACTTACTTATTTGTTTAAGGGCTCTATTCTAGATACATTCTTATCTATGAAAGGTATCACTGTTAAACCCTTTACAGAAGTGGATGTTAGACATATCAGCAAAAAGGATTTGATACCCTTAATTGAGTTTGTTGGCGAAAGACAAGTTAAAGAATGGGCTGGTGAATCTCTTTCTTCTACGTGGTATAAAGACTCAACACCCAAGCAACTATCTAAGATTGCTAACAGTATCCGTGCAGTAGGTAATACAGCGAAAGTTAAAGGTAATGAATTAGTTTGGTGTACTCCATCCTCTGTTGCTCAACCTAAAACTAAAGGTGGTAAGAAGGTTAGTCCTGTTGGGTTCGGTGCAGGTGTTGGGGACTTGAATAGCGATGGATTTGTGATTGGTTGTTACCTACCTTGCACAAGTAGAGCAACTAACATATACCGGGAAAGGTCAGTGCTTGTTCACTGTTATAACCGCTTCCCTCATCAAACCGTATCAGCTTTCCTGTCTGACTATGGTGGTATGGTGGATGCTAACCAGTTTGCTTTGTCAGAAATTGTGCAATGGATTTGGAGGTCACAAATTCGTGATGGTAAACCAATTAAGCTTTGCATTTTGTCAAAACGTATGCGAAAATTGGTACAAGATTGGCTCACAACAGAGGATTAATTAAATGAACAATTGGATTTCCGTACAACATCGCCTACCCGAACTAAACGTAGACGGCTCCAAAGTATTTGACAGCATTGCTGTAATCGCTACAGATGGTATTCATGTCTGCACTTGTGAGTTTCAATCTGGATGGTATTGTCAAGAGCAATGGTTCGCTTGGGGAAATTATAATGAGATTCCCAAGAGTCAAATTACACATTGGCAGTATTTGCCTAAACCGCCCGTGGAGGAAGAATAAATGAAATATTATGTATTCAGCACATGCAATTATGGTGGAACTGAACTGTTTGAACTTGACACTAAGGAAGAGGCATTAGAATGTGTTGCTAAAAACACTAGCGAAGATACTTATTGTCGTTTGATTGAAGGTAAAGAAATTACTTTTAAAATCACACAGATTGCTACAGAGGTTGAATAATGAAAGAACAATATACAACGGTATTTGTAATCCGTGAAGTGTCAACAGGAAGACTTATCAAGTTTGGCAGTAAATGTGGTTGGGCAACATCTGGAGCTGCTAAGAATGCTTTTGCCCTTCATATGCACTACAAATACCGTGACTATTTTACAGATGGGAAAGGATTGTTTGATAGTCAGAATGACTACGTCTTAGAAGAACTGAAATAACCCTACAGGCCGCTTGACGGCCTTTTCTTTTGTCTGTATGATTCTCACATCAGCCATTCACATAGAAGCTTTGTCATGAATATCTTTGTATCTGATCAGTGCCCAATCAAGTCAGCACAGAATTTACCCAACATTTTGGTAAATAAAATGATAATTGAAAGTGCTCAGATGTTGTCTACTACTCACTTTGTTCTTGACGGTGTGCAAGTTGGCTACAAGCCTACCCACCGAAATCATCCATCTGCTATCTGGACACGCTCAACCTCAGCCAACTACCAATGGCTTTATGCTCACTTCAAAGCATTGTGCTCAGAATACACATTCCGCACAGGAAAGATTCATAAGACATCTGAGCTATTATCTGTACTAGACAAGCTTCCATGCAATATCAAGAAAGCTGAGCTTGAGCCATTTGCTATGTGTATGGATGATGAGTATAAGCGGTTGGGTATGTTACTCTGTTTATAAATTTGGAGGATAAATAATGAACCTTTCTGATTACATATTGGAAAACTTGAAACTCAAAGAGGAGTTGAGTGATGCCTATGAAGTTATCTCCGGTATCAATAATGCTTATACTCATTATGAATATGAAGGTGCTATCTCTGAGCTTGAAGGCGTGGCTTTGATTTATGCAGAAGTTCTTGAAAACCTTAATGAGGAAGCTAGCAACTTTCTGGAGAGGTATAAATGATATTCAATCACTGGACATACAATCAATTCTACATGGAACGCACATCTTGGAGTGCTGAGCAAAAGGCTCCTATACATTTTAGTACGGAAGAGATACAATGGGCTATTGAACAGACGGAATATAAGTATTTTGGGAGTTATGAGTTTACAGATCAACAGGAGATGGCTGTGGAGATTCTTGTTTGGGTTGCTACGGAGAGGATTAAATGACTTTCAGCCTAGACTCCCTAAAAGATTCCTTAGCAAAAATGGACACGCTGATCCAGAAAGAAAACAAGATATGGATTGAAGAGTTAAAGCTTCCAGAATGGTTTGACAGGCGTTTTCATTACGTGTACCTTCCTATTCACATGAAAGAGAAGTTTCAGGATCAAGTCTTTCCTGACTTTCTGAGGTTTCATGAGTCAGTACCTTTTGATCAAATGTTTGTTGCTCAGAAAGACTTGCACACTAATTATTGGAGGGGTTAATGAAAGACTTTAGTAAAACACAACGTTGGGATATCTATGCTGTTGGTGATTACTCAAATACTGAGTATGAAGAATATTCCGAAGGTGATTGGGTAAGGTATGAGGACCATAGAGAACTTCTTGAAGAGTATCTTGAGCTTAAGGTACGGATGGATGGACTAGAGAAATGAACATCGCATTATACCAGTATCAATTCGAACAGTTCTTCCAGAAGCCTGAAGGATTTATCTGGAGTGAAGTGCTGCAAATGTATTATGAACACAAAGACTTCAGGTTTAGGCACAGTGCTGAAGCTATTTGGGAATTCAATTGTAAATGGCAAGGATGATTGGCTTGTCAACAGATGAGGGAAGCAGAATGATTGTTGCAGAATTTATTAAGTGGCTTGAGACACAAGACCAAGGTGCTATTGTAGAAGTTCTCACCCACTCATCCGGTACAGGTTACTACGATCAAGGTGGTAACGTTGCAACTGAAGAGTTTGATCCTAGTGATGAATCTTATGGTTGTAGTCGACATTTTGAATACACAGACTTCACTAAGAATGAGTTCGTAAAAGAACATCACCCTTGCTACAATAAACGATTCCTACAACTTGGTACAAAGGATAATTAATATGGGCGAATTATTTGGTTGGTTCTGTGTGTTTCTGTTCGGCCTGTTCATTGGTATTAACTCTTCTAGTATCCGCGTCACACAGGAAGAGTGGAGTAAGGCTGAAGAATTCTGTTCTAAGAATGATGGTGTAGAGAAGTTTGTTGCACGAACTCTTGATCCTAACCATGTTCTGTGTAAGAATAGTGCTAAATTTGTTTTGAAGGAACGTGGAGAAACAAAATGAAACCAGAATACAAACTGAAATATGCAATCCTTGAATATCAAGCTCAGTGGGATAATAAAGAACTTCCTACAGATTTGACAGAGGAAGATATTGAAGATTTGTGGGACGAAGCTGATTGTTTGCAAGATGCAAAGTCAGAGATTCGTTGTTCAGGAATTTCTACAGGACTTCCTTGTGACTACTCACGACACTATGAATCTGAGGCTGTAGCTGTTCAGTGTCCTAATGGTGATTGGGTAGGATTCACATACTGGCACGGTGGTGGTAAACATGGTGAACCTGAAGCGTTTGACTGGATTGAACATGCTTACGATGTCGAATGCAAGGAAGAGGAAAAGCTTGTGGTTGTGCATACGTTTACTAAGAAAGGAGAAGAGCAATGAGTGTATTTAGTTTTGATGGTTATTCAGAGTTTGACGAATGGTGTGAAGGTTCCGGTCATGACTCAGATGAGCAATATGATTTGAAAGAAGAGAGTCACAAACAAGAGACTGTTCAGTTCTTTTATGTGAAGAATATTGAAGACAACACTTATGCCGAAGTTAGTGTTCTTGTTAGCTATCAACATGGCTGGCAAGAAGGCGAGATTATTCGTGCAGGCTTGACACGTAAAGTCACTCAAGTGATGACAGAAAAAGTGGAGTATGTCTAGTGTCAACCTATTCAAAGTGTCAGGGTACAAACTGCCCACGAAAGGAGCTATGCTATCGGTATTTGGTAGAGGCAGCTCCTAAGTATCAGCCTTGGCTTGTGCAACAGGTGAGTGTGCCTGATGTAGACAAGTGTCGTTTCTTCATTAATAACGAGGAGAAAATAAATTAAAATACTTGTTGCACTGATGTTGTATGCTAGGTATAGTGTGCGTACAGACACAGAAAACCTCGGAGAAACAAGATGAAAACTTCCAAAGTGAACGTAGCCAAATTGATGTCCGGTGCAGCTAGCATGAAGAATCCACCAAAAGGTTATGGTTCGATTGAAGCTGGCATGAAGGTTGCCAAATATCGCAGTCAGCGCCTTGCCTACTGGGCAAAAGAGATTGGTAATGGTCTGTACACTGAACAGGTACACATCAATGCACAGGCTGATGTGATTGCAGAGTGGGGCAACCCTTTCTAACAAACCAATCATAATCAATACACAAGACATGGCGTTAAAAGCGCTGAAATGAATGAAATAGATAAGTTATGTAGGATAGATAGGAGAGAATGGTTATGAAGATTGTATACAGCCCATGCTATGGTGGCTTTTCTGTCAGTGAAGCGGGTATCAAACGATATGCAGAATTGAAAGGTATCAACTTGTTTGTAGAACACGGTAAGTGTGGGTTGAACACTTATTGGACTACACCTAAAGACCAGATTGAGGGGTTGCTATCGGAAGATAAATGGTACGAGGCTACACAAGAAGAACGAGTTAAGTCTAATCAACTTCATGACCTGCACACAATGTGCAACCGTAAATTTGTAAGGCATGACCCTATACTTGTGCAAGTAGTCGAGGAGCTAGGAGATAAAGCTTCAGGTGACTGTGCAAAGCTCACTGTCTTTGAAACTGATTCTCGTATGTACCGAATTGATGAGTACGACGGCTATGAAAGTGTAGCTACTTCTTATGCAGACGATGATTGGGTGATTGTATGAAAATCAGTACACGAACAGAACAAGTTATTGATGTTGGTAACTGGGATCAATTGGTTATCGACACATATGGTAAGCCTTACAGCTTCCAACAACAAGATGGCTGTAAAGAACGTCAACGTGTTAAGATTGCAATTCCTGATGAAGAATATGATTATGAGAACGACACAGTTCCTGAAGAAATCAATGGTGAAGAAATGGGTGTAAGCTTTAAAGCTTGGCTTGCTCGTGACCCTAAAGAGTGGAATGGTGATCCAGAAGATAAACGCTTCCTTGACTTGTTCTGGGGTCGTAACTTCTATCCAGATGTTCAAATGATTGCAAATAGTTTGTATCGGATGGAGCTGATTGAAGCTGGGGACTATACAATCGATATTGATTGGTAAGGGAGAAAAATAATGTCAGTTCCTAAAAAGAAAGCTGTTGTGTCTAAGAAGATTACTGATGATCAGCTTAAGAATTCCGAACGTTGGGAAGCTTTCGTTAAAAACTGCTTGATTCCTTGGGACGATCTGAACGATTCATGGAAAGATTTCTACGCTGAAATGGGTAACACAGAGTCCTCAGAAGTTCACATCACTAAAGCAATTGATGTTGCTATGAAAGGAGATATTAAATGATTACTTATGATATCCTAATCAACAATATCTTCCAATCCACTATCCAAGCCAACAGCCGAAGTGAAGCTGTTAATATGGCTAATGATTTGTATGATAAGTGTGCAGGAATTCATGTGTCCAAACCTTCGCAGTGGGCTACCCGATGAATCACTTATCTGAGTTGTTAGAACGCCGCAATCAGGCAGAAGTTGCCTATCGAAACGCTAATGGATCGATGGATAGTAGTCCTTTGGAAGTGGTAGTCGCCAAGGAAGAATTAAACCAAGCCCGCTTCATTTGGAACAAAGCTTGTTCTGATTATATCCTTGAGCATGTTCTTAATATTAAAGAGGAAGAAACAGCATGATTATTTTCGAGAAAGATTATGACGAAGAAGGTCTGTACAACTTTGAAGAGTCTGTCTATGATCAGATCAATAGGATGATTCAAAGTGGTGAGATTAAAAGTAATGAGTATGATGAATCTCGTGGTACTTACACAGTGACTGTAGAATGGAATGATGAAGAATTTGGTGAAGAAGATGAGTGATAAACTTTTAAGCCGGAAGTTTTGGTTATGTGTCGTTGTGCAACCCCTGTTGTTTCTTTTCTTGTGGAATGGTAAAATCTCACAAGAAGTTGTTCAGAACCTTACAGGGCTGATAGTAACTTCATACATTATTGGGAACATTTCTCAAAGAGTATTAACCAAGGACAAAACAAATGACACACCTCTATAAAGTTGGTGAGCGGGTAATGCTCCAAAGTCCAAATCTCCCCGAACATTCAGGCGAGTACACAATCGAAGCAATCCTTGACACATTTGAAGAGTTCACTTGTCGTTTCACAGGGAATCATCTTTGGACAAATGAAGGTGTGAGTTATGTACTAGACATTCCACTTCTGGATTTGATTATCTGTGATGGATCGGAAGCTCTCTGGTGTGGTAGTTCCTTGAGAAAGATTCAAGAGATTGGAGATATGTCTTATAAAGAATTGATGCAGACATTGAAGAATAGTGTTTTGGAGTGGAATTGATGAATTGGTATAATGAGCTGTGTGGAAGTGGTTGTAAAGAAACCAAACTACCAGATGAAGTGAAGCCTTCGTGGGCAACACATTCATTCAGGCGAATGGGACGAACTTTGTACGGGCAACTCTTCACAGACAATTGGTTCTGGATGAATGAGGAACACAGCTTGTATTATATGTCTGAAGATATTGATACAGGATCTGTGGTGAGATTATGAATCCTTTACAAGTGTTGAAAGATAGGTTGCAGACTGTTTTGAATGAATCAGCAGAGTCAGAAGACTTCAAGGAAGCTCTCTACGATGGGATTTATGCAACAAGTCTATCAGTTGCTGACTTAGAGTCATGGGCTTCCTTGTGGAACGGTTCACAAGACGTTGATTATTTGTATGGATGTGGAAACGATTTCTCTAAAGAATATCAAGAAGGTGTCGCGTTAGTAGAAGAAGAGTGGCATAAAATAACTGGGATGTTTTAAAGAGCTGGTGTTTTGATAATTTAAATTGATGGTTTAGGAGAGAAGAGATGAATTTTTGGAATGGCGAAGGAAATCTACCACCTGTTGGGACTATTTGCTATGCAGATGCTGGAGACTTTCCCGACGCTGATGTGAAAATTAAGGCTCATACAGTGGTTGGTGGTAAGCCTGCTGCTATCTGGCAATTTTACTCTCAGATTGGCTATGGTTTTGAGGGAGATTTCAAGCCAATTCCTGAAAATGAGCAGTGAAAATAAATGTGATAATTTCGTGAAACACCTATTGCGTTTGGATCCGACAGATGTAAACTAGGCCTAACAGAGCTTCTCACCAGCGTTACACAGGCTCTGAATCTGTAACACAACATTAACAGATGGGGATCTAAAAATGAATAATCAAGAACTGAAGGCTGCACTGGAATCCTTGAACGATCCACTTGTACACAACCAAGCGCTGATTGACTGCCGCAATCTGCTGAACCTTTCTAAAGCTACCTTAGAAGAGCACCTTTTGTCTTGGTTGTGGGTAGCGGAAGGTGCCCCGGCTTACGAAGGTGGCGAGCTTATGTATTCCATCGAGCTTGGGGCTATCGAAGAACATCTTGTAGATCAAGGGCTTATCTATAAATTGTAGGTTTGTTTCAGAAGATTTCAAATTGTTTCTAGAAAAGGCTTGACGGCCTGTAAGACATTCGCTATAGTTATTTCACAAGCAAGGGAGATGTAGAAGACGGCGATTAAGAAGTAGCCATCTGAATGATCAAGGAGACAAAATCCAAGGAAATGGTTCTTTGGATTAAGTATCTAAAATCTCTAAGGTGATTATCATGAGCAAATCCACAGCAATTAAGGGTGAATTTTCTAGCGTTACTGGCAGCACCACACGCCGTATGTTTGACGCCAGTGGAAATTTCATTGGTTTGATCATCAAGGTCCAAAATGGTTACCAGATTCGTCGGTTTCCTGATGGCAAGGTTAGGGTCAAGGCCACTCTTCGTGAAGCATTCCAATCAATTGCTAGATCAAATTGAGGTACTGACCATGGCTAACTCAAAAGTTAAAGGCTTTTTGATTGAGAGAGATGGTCGCAGCTTGTTCATGAAAGAGGTTGAGCCTTGGGCAATTGAAGATGTCAACTACAAAGTAACACCGTTGGTGTCTGGTTTGATGGAAGATAGAGAAGAATCTGTAGCAGAACAGATTCCCGTCATTCCTAGCACAGACGATACACAAGAGCGTATTCAGCTAATGAACGAACTGTTTGATTTGCAACAGGCTGAAATCGACTTCCTCAAAGCTAGGTTAGAGAAGTTTGTTGAGGTGGTTGAGGGTATTGTCGAGCTGACAGAAGTGGTGAGCCAAAACAACATTGAAAACCGAAGTAAACTCATCGTTATAGGTGATAGCTGTAAAGCCATACTAAAGCCGAGTGAATAGCTAGAACGTACACAATCAAGCCTGCCTAATCCGCAGGCTTTTTCTTTGTCTGAAAATACTTGTTGACAACGTTCCTGTAGGTGCTAAGCTTAGGCATACAGAAAGACAACCCAAACACAAGGAACAAGATCATGGAATTCTACGAACTAACTAGCGTTGTAGCAGAAGCCGTTAGCAAATTTATCAATATGGCTGAAGAAATCAAACCTGCTGTATGTGGGCTAGACAAACGTGTAGGCTACAAGTTGTACATTACTGAAGACGTAATCGCTTGCCGTATCAACGATGACAAAGCTCTGCAATACTACGGTGGTTTTGAGTATGTCGAGCAGGATTGTCGTTCTGTTATGGCTAACTATGTGTTCTACTCTGGTGATGATGAGCGTGTTCAAGAGCACATTCAAAAGTGGTTGGATTCAAAATAAAACTTGACGTGGTGTGCTGATCACGTATACTGAACTCAAGAAAGCAAAACAACCCACACAGGAGCAACAGACATGAACATGTCCCAACTCAAAGCCCGTGTAGAAGTCGCCCTCAAAGCTGGCATCCTTTCTAACGAACAAGCTGTAGCAGCTTATGCAGCTTTGTCTTCCAAGACCCACTACGGTGCTTCGGCAAGCAATGCCACTCGTGATCGCATGTTCACTAATCGCTTCGGTATCTAATGAAAAAGCTAATCGGTCAGCTTTCAGTAGGTGACAAGGTATTTGTTCGCGTAGGTGGCAGCAAGTTCAAATCAGCTTGTGAAGTTAAGGAGATAGTCTTTAACAAGACAGGGGAGGCCATTTTGTTGGGTTGATATTGACGTTGCTTACGGGTTTGCTTGCCCTACCAGTATATGTATTGATGATGCTTTGTAGTGGGTCGGTAAGGTGTACGACTTGTGGGAATGTTGCAAGAAGGCTTTAAAGTAAGTGTCGTAAACATCGCCCGTTAACTCGGGCATTTTCTAGAGGGAAGGGAAGTGGCTAAAAGATTGCTGTTTGGTGTAGGCATCAATGATGCTGATTATGTTACACAAGTAATGGAGACAATCAGCTATGTAAATGGTAAGCAAAAACAAAAGCTTGTGTGGAAGTGTCCGTTCTATAGGAAGTGGAGTGCTATGTTGGGACGATGCTATAGTGAGAAGTCTCAAATAAAGTACCCAACTTATCAGGGTTGTTATGTAACAAAAGAGTGGTTAACATTCTCAACCTTCAGAGTTTGGATGGTTCAACAAAACTGGGAGGGTAAAGAGTTGGATAAAGATATCCTCTTTCTGAATAACAAAGTATATAGTCCTGAAACTTGTGTATTTGTGGATCAGAAAGTTAATTCGTTCATACTTGAGAATACCTTCAGCCGTGGCGAGTGGCCTATAGGTGTAGATTTTCACAAACGGGGTGATAAGTTTCAGGCACGGTGTAAATCTGTGGTGACAGGGAAGCAAGAATACTTAGGCCTATTCCTAACCCCAGAAGAAGCACACAAAGCTTGGCTTGCTTTCAAACTAGAACAAGCCTACGTCCTTGCAGCAGAACAAAAAGATGAACGTGTAGCAAAAGCTTTGATTGATAAGTATGAAAACTTTATTTATATTGAAAAGGCCGCTTGACGGCCTGTTTTCGTTGGGTTAGAATCATCACAACAGGAACAAACAAGCTTAGGTAGGTATTCAATGAGTCGTTATTTCGCTTTACAAACTTGGGTAGGCTCCCACGAAAACGAGCCTGACTACGATGGAAATCAGTGTGGTTCACGCAATGTTCGATCTGTTGAAGCCATCCCCTTGTATGACATCTACGGTAAAGCAAACGTAAACGCCTTTAGCGACTCTGCTATTGCTGCTCGTATGGGTAAGACTCCAACTAAAGTACCACTCAAACAACGCATCTTACCTCAAGCCTCTAGACTAGAAAAACTACGCTCAGAAATCCTTGAGCTTGAGACAGCCTATCGTGCTGGTGAATTTAGTCTGAATGACTACAGCTTGCTCAGAGATGTAGCTTTCGCTAAGCTTCAACGTGCGGAAATGTTGTACAAGAAAGCAATCTCTGCAAAGCCTATCAAAACAGAGGAAGAACATGAGGAAGTTAGCGAAGAAACTACCTACAATTCGTGTGATGTAGGCTACACCCACACAGAGGTAGCCACACCTTGTGGAGTGAGCTGGATAGACGATTTACCTCGCACAAATAGTTTTAAAAAGATTCTACAGATCGCTTGCAAGACCACTAAAACATTGGTACGATACAGCCAAGCAACCAAACGATACATTAAAACTTTAAGTGAGGTGTAACATGAAACAGAAAGTGCTGAAAACCCTACACAACACAATCCAACACGACTTAGATGGTAAAACCATTGATCAGGCTATTGCAATGCTACAGAACTACAAGACTGATTACTACGCAGGTAAGGAGGTTGTGATTTCTTGGGAACAGGCTCAATGGTCTGATGACTATGAATTGGCTTTGTATGAACGTCGTGACGAGACAGATGAGGAACAAGCTGAACGCTTGGTTAAGGAAGAACAGTACCGCCAACAGCAGCTTGAATACAAAAAGAAACAACTAGCTGCATTGAAGAAAGAACTTGGAGACGACCAATGAACACACAACAAAGCGCTTTCCAACAAGCCTACACCTTTCTTTCCCAAGGAGTGCATGCTAAATTATTCCGTGAGCAAGGGCAATGGATATGTGTTCCAATGTATAATACAAAACAGATGATTGAATTGGAGATGTTGAAATGAATATTGACCTAGGTTCTGATGAACTGAATAATGCTGCGTGGGTATTACTGGATAAGATCCAAGAACACCAGCAAGTAGATGCACCTCTGTTCAACAATCTTAAAGGTTGTCTTAAAGAAGCTATTGAAGTTTACTTGACTGAAGCGCTGAAGGAAAAGATCAGCAAGAAAGTTGACTACTATACATTAGAGTTTGGATCTTATTATGAAGGCCTATCTATTACTAGGGATGCTGATGATGGGCACCTTGATCAGTCCAGCTTTCATAACGTTAAGGTAGTCAAGCTCTCTGATTATGAATCCCTCTTTAACGAGGTTAACAAGTGAGCTGGTCACATTGTGGTACAGACAAACAAGGTAGATTGATGGTTTGAATCCTAGTAACGGATGGATGTATGGCATCAGTGAAGACGCATCTTATTACCAACGATGTGTTGGTGTGATGACTAGCTTTGTTCGACTTACTTCTGTAAGCTCTTTTGATAACTATCCTGTACCAGCAGTTTGGAGAAATAAATGAACACTTACACACAAGAATCATTCCAGAAATATGAACGCAAGCGCTCTTCTTCTAAACAGTATGAAGAAGATGGGTATAAGACTAAGCACAAGAATTCATATAGTGAACAACGGCGGGTTAAACGGAATTGGGAGCAAGAGTGATGAATCTGGAATTCTACGGCTACAAGAAGTTTGATACACAAAGTAATGAGTATGGCACTACGGAGAAATACCAACGTCGTGTTGACATTGATGAAGGGTTTAATTCTCCTTTGTGTCAATGTAATGATAAGCTCTTTATCAACATCGAACGCTGGGCATACAAAGGCAAAGCATCAAGTAAGATTGATATGGTACACGAAAACTCACAGGGTGAATGGTGTGACATCGGTATCTATAGCTTGACTGATGATCAGTTGATGGTTAAGATTGAGCAGTATGAAAAGAAGCTTCTTGAAATGTGGGAAGTGTTCTATAGAGAGGGTTGAATAATGAGCTACATCGAAGGCACCAAATACAAGCTCCAAGCCGACTACTATGAATCAATTCTTCTCACTTGCACATACGTAGAGGATAACAAAGCTTACTTCAAGCTAGACAGTGATGATATGAGCCTTGGCTCTGATTACAGGCTAGACATCAAGTCTAAGAAGCTTCATAAATGGAATAGTAAGTGTATGACTTGGGACAACATCGAAAACACTCTCTCCGAACATTCTGCTGAGGACATCTGGAGCAGACGGACAGGGAATGGTGGTGGAGATGGGTATTATAACGGTGTAAATCAAAATGACTGACTACAGTAAAGCTTGTGATATTATCAACTCATGTACAACTTCTAGACAGAACAACATAGCATTCGCTTACGTGTTGTTATATGAGAAGGAAATGAATAGGCGTAATAAAGTAGAGAACGGCTACAGTTTGATCCTATGGAATAGATTGTACATGAGAATCAAGAGGGATGTAGAAGCGTTGCATGACTTGTGTGATGATAATCTATTGAGTATTATTGGATGATAGAATCTTTGAATGAATAAAGATTAAAATAATTGTTGACTGGTGTGATGAATGGCCTCATAATGAGCCATACCAAACAAAGAGATTCAATCGGAGATTGTCCCCATGTTCGTAATCATCGACACCCTCACCAAAGAAGTGGTAGCAACTCGTAAAACCTTGAATGCTGCCAAGAAGTGGTGTGCAGGTTTGAACGATGGTTTGGCTGGCCGTTACATTGTCTCTAAAGCTTAAGAGGATTAGATTATGTCAACCATCGTAGTTACACTCCTACAGATCCTAGACCAATGCTTTAGCTTCCCAACAGGTTTTGACATTATTGCCTCAGTAGCTGAAGACTGGTATGATTCTTATAAATTCATCCAATCCTTGAAAATTGTTTAAGGGTAATATCATGTCCATGCTCCTTGCTATCTCGTTCTGCTCAATACTGACTTGTGAAGAGTATCAGATAGATCACAACCTCACACGTTCTGACTGCACAGAACGTCTTCAAGAAGAACGTAAATATCTTACTTATGCCTCAACTCATTCTCTCCTAGAAGAAGCCTATCAGTCTTATATGAGCAGCTTCAAAGCAGAGCACATGGATGAGAATGGTGGTAAAACACCAGTGGTGGATTGGGAAATTAATTGTGTTCCTGAGTGAAAATAGTTGTTGCTCTGTCTTTAAAACAACTATATAATCTACCCATACAAACCTAGCAGAGTAAAAACAAAATGTATATCATGAACTACGATACCAACTACTGTAAAGGGCACTTGTGGATTCTTGTATGTGCATTCAGTGATTGGGAGGCTATCGAGAAGCTTCATAGTCTTATTGATGATGTGTCTCATGTTAGGTCTGTATTAAAACAGTGGTGAATGATGTAAAACAAAACTTACTCACTTAGTTGTGAGTTTTATCTATTGAAGGAGAAATAAGTGAAATTGAATTATAGAGAGAAGCTAGTGATGGGTGTTGGTATTAATGATGCTGACTATAACGTTGGTAAACATATTACACTTGAAGATGGTAAGAAAGTAATGATAAGTTGCCCTTTCTATGCTCGTTGGAAGGATATGCTTTCAAGGTGCTACTCAGAAAAAGTACAAGAAAAATTTCCATCTTATGTAGGTTGTTCAGTAGCACATGAGTGGTTGACTTTTAGCAACTTCAAAACTTGGATGGAACAGCAAGATTGGGAGGGTAAACAGTTAGACAAGGATCTACTATTACTCGATAACAAAATCTATGGTCCAGACACATGCGTTTTTATTACACAAAAAGTGAACTCCTTTATTCGTGACACTGCACAGGGAGATTGGCCCCTTGGAGTAACCTATCACAAGTGGGCTAAAAGGCTGTTTGCAAGATGTAGAGATGTCAACACTGGTGAAAATAAGCATCTTGGCTATTATGATACCCCAGAAGAAGCTCATCAAGCATGGCTTACGTTTAAATTGGAACAAGCCTACATCCTAGCTGCTGAACAGACAGATGAGCGTGTAGCTAAAGCTTTGATTGAACGGTACGAGAATTACCACTCTTAAATAATAAGCAGGAAAGTATAGCCGTGCAATGCACGGCTTAGTCTTGTCCATGCCTTTTCTAAGTATATCAGTCACAAGACCCTTATAAAGAGTCTGTCAATTGAATGTAAGCTATGATTAACATAGTCTGCAAGCATCTTAATATACACTTGTCAGTGTAGTTTTTAGTCACTTATTCATGTGCTAGTAAGTCCTCATTTGTCAAGCACGGTAGCAAAGATCCCTCAAGTTTGCATCTGTATCTACGTACAGTACTGTATAACTAATCAGTAGTACACATCTTATGCTGCTCAGTAACACAATACATTGACTTAAGCTAGTGAAGTGTGCTAGCTGTGCAGCACAGATTATTATGGTTGACATACGTGGTCAGTATGAGTGGCTAGAGGTAGTTGACAGGTTATTGATAGCCAGTGTGTATGGGGTAACATTTAACAATAAATAGATTATGCGAAGTGTAACGTTATGACACGCTCAGTGATGAGTAATAGCTATCGATCAGTGACTTGGCACAGAGCTTGCTTGAGATGATTAGTAATAGATAGAATGGATTGGTCAGGGTGTCTTGATAGAATTTCTATATATTTTAGGATTTGGCACGATATATGCTTCGTACGGCCTAGGAGCGTTAAGCTTGTCGGATAGATATCCAAGGATTTTCAGAACTGGACACCTTATAAATAAAGGCTTTGCCATATTTTCCAGACACAAAAATAGGAGACACTAATGAAAGCTGTCTCCTGAAAATAGGGGTTGGGAATTTTACTCTGTTGGAAGAAGGTGTTTCCAAGTTTTTCTTTGAAGTATTTGTCTAAGAGTAGATTCAGCGATACCAAACGTTTCTCTTAGTTTCTTTCTGCTACCGTGTTCATCATTGTCATACAGCCTACGTATCTCAATCACCTGTTCGTTAGTAAGCTTTGACAAGTGTTGGTCTTCACCTTTAGGCATGTTCTCTCTTACTGCTGTTTTAAACTTATCACTGGCTACGTAGTGTTCTTTATTCTCCTTCTGTGTAACCCACTCAAGATTAGACATCTTGTTATTGGTTGTATCTAGATCTTTATGATTCACCTCCAGTTCATCCATCACAGGATTAGGCTGAAAGGTTAGCATAACCAATCTATGTACAAGTAATGACTTACGCTTTCTAGGCTCAGGGTAAAGCTGAACAAGAATATAACCTGTCGTGTTAGGACTGCCTTTAAGAATTATATCTTCTCGTCTGTAAGCCTTTACTAAACTCTTAACACGTCCCATGTTACTAACTTGGTATCCCGGATAACCATCAATATCTTTCCAAATCTCATCTTCCATCAGTTCTTCCTCTTAAAGTTTATTTTCTTATACATCACCAAAGCCCTCTGTTCCTCACGTTCCACTTCCAACGCACGCTGATAATACAAAGCTTTCAGATGATTCTGTTCATCCTTGGTTAACATCTTTCCAGTTGGCATATTTCCCACATCATCTCCCAGCTTACGAAAGTAATCAGCTACACTAGATTGTATTTTAATATCTCGTTTCAACTTTAAAACATCTCCTATATATATTATACCGGATTAATTAAATTCAAATAAATGCAGCATTCTGTTTGTCGTATCCAAGCTCTATTCCGTGTGCTTCAGATACAATACTCTGCCTAGGATATTTCATCCTCAACACTTCCTTATCTTCCAGTGACCTCTTCAAGAACCTATAAGACAGGGTGCATGCTTTCACGTACAAACTAGCTTGACTCTTCCTGACTTCCAACAGCTCAATAACGGAGTCTGTAGATATTTCATTCAAGAAAAGAAAGCACTTAATAATATTTGTAGTAGATAGCGGTATTTGATTAGCTTTATCTCCATACCAATCTAATCTAGCCACACCAGATACAATATCATCAATCCATACAGGCCATGTGTCAGGCTCATCTCTTCCGTACCAATGGTCACAGAAATCTCTCTTGATATCGTTCACAAGCACAATAGGCTTACGTCCCCTTGTCATTTAGTTTCTCTTCCTCTAGTTTACGCACAGCTTCCTTCTGTTCAAGTTCAGTCATATTTGCTTTCTTCCTTCGTTGCCTCATCCACTCTTTAACCCCAATAGCTGCAAGGGTATCAGCGTTAGCTTCTACCCTTTGTGCAATCTCAGTTGTAAGATCTGGAATCTTAGATTCTTTTTCTTTACTCACTAAAATACTTCTCCTTATACCAAATCAAACTCTCCAAAGCTGCGTTCCTCTCTTTAGTCCAACGTTCAATATGTGGCTTATGCCATTCCTCATTATACTCAGCCTCCTTACTAAGATTCTCAATAGCCTCGTCAAGTGTTGTGTCTTTCCCAAATACCCCGGAGATGTAGTGTAATCCTTTCAAACCTTGTGTTGTACTAATACCCAGTACATCTTCAGCATGACACTTAGTGCAGCTCGTACACACCTTAGTACAATCACCCCAATGCTCTTCACCAGAAGTTAAAGCTTCAATGAAGTATGGGTATTGATGGTCTGTCCATTTGGTTGCTTCTTCATGGTTCTCATCCCATTCATCCGTGTGCCAAGCATAAAGCCTTTGTTTGAAATCTATTTTATCTTCTTCACTCATATCAACATAAGAGCGTAGTGGGTTTTGTGTATAGATAACTCTCATCACATCTTCTCCTTCGTTGGATGTCGCTCTCGCTTATTTAATCCTTCCAAATGTTCTAAATCATACTTATAAAACAATTTATTCTCTGACCAATCTTGTTCCTCCCAGCAATACCATCGTTCTTCGTCTTCATCAATTTCTTCTTGTGTCATTTTTCAGACACCTTCAACACTTGCCCAGCTTTGAACGCTCTATACATCCAATAAGTTTCTTGATAATAATATTCACCATCGTCACCAAGTTTTAAGTCGTCGTACACGTCTATATTAGGACCAGACCTGTTTGTTATGTACCAATCTTCAAATAGCTGTTTGTTCTTCACACCTTATCCTCCCAATTTTGACTCATAGTCAATCACCCACCTATCATAAGCCTCTACAGGACTAGCCCCCACTCCACATGCTGCCCATATCCACCATTCCCTATCAGATGCTCCATCTTCTGGTTCATTCTCAATAGGGATTTCACAGACATATAGTCCTTCTGGTGTTTTAAGGATTATTGGTTTCATTTACGTTTACTCGGAATAGGGAACCAATATTTAAACTCCTCACAAGGGTAATCATAGTGCCACTCTACCAGATTGTCCTTCTTGTATTCTCCTTTATCAATGTCGTCAGCAGAAACTTTATAATTGATATTCTTTTCATACCACTCTGCCGACTTCGTATCTAGGTAAAAGATCCACTGACCAGTTTCCGGTTGCCCATCATTAATATCAATCCAAAATACTTCTTTCATAACACATCACACTCCTTAATCTTATCCCAACACTCTTCAAAAGCAGTCAGTACATGACTACATCCACTTGCCTGACACCACGTCGTATCAACATCCAGCATCAAATGGTAGAGTTGTAAATGTAATTCACTAAGCTTGCGTTCAAATTCTGTTGGTACGTATTCATCGTTCATACTTCCTCCTCAACACCAAGCTGTACACTTCTTACATGGGCAATATAAACTCATAGGCTTATATCGATCTTCTACAGGAATACTATCCCACAGACATTTTGTATCAGAAATATTTCCTATCTGACCACTACGAAACTTACTGATATCTCCATTCGTAAAAGGATATTGACTTTGTTTATACCTCGCCAAGCTCTCCTCCAATTCTTTCCTAATCTCTTTAAGTTGATCTTCTACAGACTGCATACGTTCTTCAATTGTTTGGTTCATTCAGGCTTCTCCTTCTGAAGCTCTTCCTCCGAGTACCAACGACAGCAAGCTTTATTTGTAAAGCAATCAACATAGGCCACTTTGTACCTTGGATGATCAAAATCATTAAAATACTGAGTTTCTGTAAGATAACCAAGTCCGAAATAAGAAAGTTCAATGCCTATGATCTTACCATTGTTATATCTCCCACCTGTCTTCTTAGAAGAAGTGATGTACACTTTACTACCCATCTTATATTTCATCAAATCTCCCAACTCTCAGTGATAATTGTCTTCTCATACGTAACACCAACACAGATAGTGGTGAGGTATCTGCAAATGTTCAAAGCAGCTTCCGTGTCACTACACTTCCCTGTCAGGTGAATTGTGCCCAGCATCTCTTCAACTTTATTAATCCGAAGGCTCTCACCTGTGTGCAACCTATTCCAGATATAACAAGCAGCATCCACAGTATCAATATCACCTAGACGCTGGTGCAGGTAGATAAGGCTTGTGTACTCTGGTGGTAGTTTATACCCTATTTCTTGGTAATACATAGCTTCTCCTCAATTTTAAACCCTTCCCAATCGCTCAGCACTCTCTGCCAAGCTTGGGATTCATAATCAATGTCAGCACAGAATCCACCATTCAAAGTATCTCTGAAGTTAACGAACAGAGTGTCTTCAGCCTTCAAACACATCTTCCCACCTCTACGTTCACTCTCCTTGCTACACTTATTCTTCTCTCTAGCCCCACATGACCGGCGTTCTTTAGTCACTTCCAAAATTCCCACCAGTTTTTATTGAAAGATCGGATAACTTTAGCTTGAGCAAGGGTAGCTTTGTGTTCCTTCATAGAACTATATGCTGCAAAGATTTCTTTCCCTTGTTTGTATGTAAAGACTATATCGCACGAATGTCCGTTCCAAGTTTTCGTGATACTTGTGTCGTCTATCCAATAGCGTAGCCCATAAACTTGGTCATTCAAAGTGTAGGTTGAAATTTCCCAACGATTAGGATTGTTCAGCATACTATCACAAATTTCTTTGACAGTTTCATCCATTAGATTACTCATTACTTTCTCCCCTTAATAAACTCTTCCAATATATCTGAAACGTTCACAAATCTGTAGTTGACATACTGACTAGCTGCAAACTCATATGGAAATTGAACTACACAAGCTTTATGCTCATCTGACAGGAAGCGGATGAAGTCTTTGATCACTTCTCTGTCATGGGAATATTCTTTGGTCATTTAATTTCCTCCATATTCCCAATACGACGAGAATACCCGTTAAGAACTCCCAAGTCAATTGCACAATTACCAAAAGGAATGTATTGACGTTCATGAACATCTTTCCCTAGTGTGATTTGATTACCAGTTTCAATACATTTAAAGGTTCGTCCGTACCACTGACAAATAAAAGCATATTTTGGTGCATAACGGTGATAGCCACAGTCTTTAGGGAAACCCCAAGCTTGCTGCAAGAGGTATTCAATATCATGAATCTCATCTTCTCGGCTTTGTGTCCAACCTTGTTCAATGAAATAGTCCATTGTTTTATCAAGATGTTCGTGAAGACGATCAATCTCTTGAATTTGGTATTCAGATAGCCCACGTTGTTCTGCTAATTCTCTGTTTGCAGTCATTTACTTACACTCCCCACTAAGTTACTCATTTTGTATCTTTCTGTTGAACAGCCCAAATACTATAAATTGACCAAGGAAGTGAAATAATCCAACAAACAGAGAACAATAAGCTTCCAAGGATATTGAATTTCACTTTAGTCCTGTAGCAATCAACAGCTTCACTGTACAGCATTACCAAACTAATGGCTAAATAAATGATAAAGAACTTGCTTGTATCTCCTAAGAGCCACTACCGGGCTCTGATAATATTAAAACGTCTAGAATAGGGTAAAACTACGCCAAACAATCGATTTATATATCGACTAAAGGCCCTCTTTGTACTCTAATACCAATCCTACCATACTTAGAGCAGTAAAAGTACTATTTGCTTCAGCTAATTGATTCAAATTACTAAACCCAGTGCTATCAATGAAATCACTAACATCAATATTTAGTTTCTTGCAGGCTCTACGAATATATTTTATTTCTTTACTAGGAATCCACCAGCCCGGAAGCCGTAGGCCATATTTTGAGGCTGTGTCTGCCCAATACTTCTGGTCAGCATATTCAGTTTTGTAGTTGGTAAGTGCCCATTCTTGGTCAGCAATACGTTTAAGGCGAACCTCTTCACGTTGCTCTTGACTCATTGGTTTAAAGTTACTACTCATTCATCCAACCCCTTCTGCAATTTAATATATTCATCAAGTTCGTCCAGCATCCAATCCAAAGTCTGGACAAACCTTGGAAGCTTTTCTAGAAGCTCTAGTTCAGATGCAGCATCTAGGAGATTTGTACGCAGTCTCTCTAGTAGGTAGTATTGTTCTTGTGTCATTTGAGTTTCCCCTCAGTTAATCTGCACAATAGTAAACTTACCGCCACGGAAGCAAGCCCCAGTATCAATATACCCCACGTTACCTAGTGTCTTTGCATCATTCATTGGCGTATGACCTACATATAGTTTGTAAAGTCCTACAACTTCGGAGCTATCTTCATTAGTAATCTTTGTACGTGCCCACATAGCAACAGCATCAAATCTATCTTTATTGCTGTCATACATAGATTTGAAAAGATTCCAGTCACCTAGCGGACATTCAGCATGAATAATACCAACTAAACCTTTATCTGTTTCCACTTCAATGGCCAATGGAAGCTCTTTCATCTCAAGAGCATAGCATTGCTGCTCTACTTCAGGAAGACCATACAGCCACATACCACCGTTAATTGCATGATTTCCACAAGCATGACCCTCATTTCCAGCTTCTACAGAGTCAATAACCATTTGTTCATGATTACCACATACAGAATGAAACCAAGGCTTGCGCAGCCAATCCCAGAACTCTTGTGACTCTGGTCCACGATCTACTAAATCCCCTACACAGAACAAGCGGTCAACCTTTTCATCAAATCCAATAACATATAGCTGCTCTTGAAGTTTACTAAAGCATCCGTGAATGTCGCCTACACAATAATCCTTACCTTGCGTGTTCTTTTCAAACTTCTGTAGAAACATTTTCTTTCTCCTTAATCGACTCAAGCACAAGTTTAGTTTGTTCCATAGCATATTCAATAAGGTGGTTGTCCTCTAGTCCGCAAGCTTTGGAAATCTTCTTGCAGCGTTTACTGCATTTTCCTAAATCTTTGTGTAGCAGTTCAAGCTGTCGCGTCAGTTGTTCTTTATTCACTCTAAATCCTCCTGCGTAATCTCTGGAAACCTATAACCTTCTTGTTTGAGCATTTCTAGTCGAGACAAGAATGTTTCCTTATCATCATAGAATGTCTGTCCGTCATATTTCAAACCAATTGGTCTACGTTCAGCAGTTTCTAAGAACTTCATTTGTGCTTTATGTTGTTTGAAGAACTCTTGTTCATTTTCTTCTGTGTGATTTAAGAACAGGGATGAGTCTACTTTAGGGATATCTCCCATAGTCCGGTTAACTGCCACATGCGTCACATACCCCTGTTCAGATTCGTAGCAGTATAGATCACATTGCCAGTTCATGCTGGACCATCTACAAATTGACATTAAATTGCTCCTTTAAATTAGTAACCCCATTAGACCAGAAAGCCTCCAGTCCGTCAAGACCAGAGGCTTAGAATTAATCAAATAAATGTGTGTTTTCACTGTAATATTCGGCAAGCATAATTGAAACGTCTCTGTCAAGCCACCCTTGGCCTAAGATGATTTCTTGGTATTCTCCTTTCTGTTCAAACTCCTTCAGGGAATATTCATAATTCCAGCACCAAGAGCCATCTTTGAATAAACAAACTCTGTCATGATTCATAGATTAACCCAGATACTTATTATTAAGAAAGAGATTCTTATAAGAACTAAGAACAAACTGAACACGATGGTCTTGAACAAGAATCTGCTTAGTCTGGCGGCAATACTGTAGTTTAACCTGTTTGACAATACGAGCAGCCTTGGCCTGAGCAATCGCATAATCTGAGAAGCACCAGATATTCAACTTACTTGGTGGACGACCAAACACACACTTTGCACTGTTGCCATTGTAGAGTTTGATGCATGAAGATATTGATAAAACTTCACGGCCCTTATTAGAGTGATGTTTACTTTCAAACCGCGATGCACAGGAACGATATTCTACATATTCGTAATGCAGTGCAGCCATAACTTGACATAGGCTGAAGAATTGTAGAGCCTTTGTGTCTACGATGTCCTCATCTTGCCATGCAGATTCTTTACTATTCAATTTTACTCTCCTTATTCATAATCCCGAAATGTAACAAATGTTGGGAACTGTGGAATCTTAGTGTCCTTGTAAGTAGTTTGATATTTTACAGTAATCAACTCACCAATCAAAGAATCTTTATTAGCCAACCACTGCTTACGGTGTTCATGACTCCCACCTACAACATTGAACTGATTGTCAGCAAATGTGTTCTCCACTACAAAGATTGCACCACCGTCTTTGTCTGAGATAATATCCATGATTTTAAACTCTGAGTCAAGGAAACTTTTAAGCTTCTGTAGATCAGCAGACCGCTTACCGGATTCATAACGACCAAGGGTATTGCGGAGCATCACACCTTCGTAACCAGCATTGACGTACATCTGATGCCAATTATGCATGTCTGCTTCATTATTCAACAATTCATAAGGCAGCACATCAATGCTAGCAACTTGCTTCTCAAACAAGTAATCTTCAATCTGCAACAACCTGATAAGACGATCTTCAAAAATCATATCATCTTCTACAACATCGAAGATTCGGAAAGTTAAACTGGTAGTCAGAGGATTATGCTTCTTGACGGCAGATACAATCTCTTCTAGATATTTGCCATGCAAGTAAATCTCACCATCCCAAATGTCACCAACTTTCATTACAGACTCTAGCTGCCAGCTGAGGTGCTTTACATCATATAGTTTACCACCACGAGATTTAAGAGCTACACCCTCTTCTGTACAGATTGCAAGACAACGAACACCATCAAGTTTAGCACTACCAAAGCATGGGAATTTAATACGGTGCCCTTGCTTCAGGTAATCAGAGGCAAGCATTGGGAGAAGGGGAAGTTTCCCCAAATCACCTTTATTCATGCGATAACCCTTATCCTTTTGTTTCTCAATCTTACTAAGTGCTTCCAGCTCAGCTTGTTGTGCAGGAGTTGTCTCATTACTACGACCAATGTTCTTACCTTTGACAGATTCAATTTTAAGCTGAATCTTACCATTCTCCTGACCAAATTCGATATGAATCTCTTCCTCTTTTGTTTCAATAGCCCATAGCTTGAAGCCTCCGGCTTTATTGAGGCCGTACAGTGTAACTTTATTCATGATTCTCTCCTTTCTCATATTGTACAACTTCTACCCCAAAATCTCTCAACATCTCAATACCCCTAGTATCCCGATATTCTTCTAAGTACACAACCTTTTTAATTCCACTGGAAGCAATAATTGAACTACAAGTTGCACAGGGGGACAAGGTGACGTAGATTGTAGCTCCTTCTGCACTAACACCCTCACGAGCCATTTTGCATAGCGAATTAATTTCACTGTGTAAAACACCATCTTTTGTACTAAGTTTGTAGTGTCCAATCTCATCTTCATAAGGATACACTTCTTTAAAAGAAATTTCATCCATCCAGCCGCCAGCACCATTGCTGTAAATCTTATCCTCACAAGTGTTATCAAGTCCGGGGAGTGTACCATTCCTTCCTAGGTACAAGCCACGACTCTTGGTCAGTATGCATGATCCCACTTTCTTTCTGAGTGCATAGCTGTCTTGGGCTGCACGGATAGCAATATCCATGTAAAGATCATCCTCTTTAGTCATTTCCTCTCCTTAATTTGGTGCTCGTTGCCCTTTCCGACAAGAAGTTCCCGAAGCCGACAATCCACCTGATTCTAATTTCGACTTAGTGACAATATTCTTGGAAGTCTTGACAATATATCGATTTGGCCCGAAGATTTCATCACATTTTTGTTGGGCTGCTTTCCTGTCTGAAGTCTTGTAGAAATAATAATCTTGCATAGCAGACATCGAAAAGAAACTTCCCGGCTCAACGAAGTCGTAAGCTGTATATTCTGAAAAAGAAACAACTACAACAGCAATATCTTTAACTTTCTTCTCAGCCATCTTCTCTACTCCCATTTGACTTGAATAACTACAACATTCTCTTTATTCTTCTTCGTCCTAAACAACACTCTCGTAAGCTCTGCCTTATTCCCCATTCGGTCTACGAAAGGTTCCTTCCACTTACTTAGTACAACATTTCCATCAGCTAGATAATAAGGGATGTGAGGGATGATTTTATTTACTTTACCACATAGTGGGCCTAGTGGCTCAATCATATTCGTCATAACCATCCTCTGGATATGGCCCGTCCCACTCAGGCTTTTCTTCAAAGTCTTCCGTATCTTCGTAATAAGCATCTAAGTCACGATCAAGCCACAGATCATAATCAGTCATCCAAGTACACCTTAACTTTGTTAACCATACTTTCCATTTCACGTTCAATCCATCGTGCAGTTGAACCATCCTGATGATTAGCTGACATTTTGATAGATGCACATTGATGAAGAATATCCATGACCAGTTGGTTTAGTTTGTCTGCTTTTATAAACATTTCATCATTCATAATCAATCACCTCTGAAATAGCACTTACCAAATCCTCCCCAAGCGCGTGACTAGCTCCCTCTAGGTCATGGTCCAACCAGTTACCGATTGTCGAAGTTTCTTCGTCTTCAATATTCCAGTCATTCTGACTATTACGACGATGCGTAGCGTCAAACATTTCTCTAGTTTTCTTCATTGTACGCAAGCCTTTTCAATATAAAAACTAACGCCAGCCAAACTTCCGCTATCAAACAATTCCACTTCAGATGCAGCTTGGAATGCTTGAGCTTTCTCTAGAGTGGTGAATGTTCCGATGTTTTGTTTGTGACCGAAATCTGTTTTGATGAGTGTGTAGACAATCATTACATTTCTCCTTATTGATATTCAGCAGTTATTTTCAGACGACCTGTCTCACTGTCTGCATCTAGACAAGCCATAATCAACCAAGGTACATTTGAAATAGAGTGTGATCTTAGATACTCCCAGTCCTCATTAAGATCAAAAACTTTAACAATCTCCTTCTCAACAGTCCTTACTAGGTTAACACAGTCTGTGAAAGTATAGTAAACATCTACACTAAAAACATCTTTTTCTTGCATGGTTAATAGTTTGTGCCAAGTCTGGGCTAATACTCCAGTCTCTTCAAGGAACTCCCTTACCATAGCCGCGTGAGAATTTAAATCATAGTCTTCAATTTTACCACCTATGCCATTATGTAAGCCTTCTTGCCACTTTGGTTTGATCTTCTGGATAAGAGCAACTTTCTCAGCCTTCTTATCAAACATGAAACCTAGCACATACCGTTGCATTACATTTCCCCTTGTGCGTACTCAATATCCAATTCTAGCCACCACAAGTCCACATCAAAACAATGTTCAACGATTGCTAGATAATCTTCATATTGTTCATCGTAATCTAGTTCTTTCATTCTTCCTCCTCAGAATTCTCTGACTTTTCCTGTGCAGCAAGGTCATCTTGTTGTTCTGCGAGTAGTTCTGCGATTTCGGTTTGACTGATCATAATATTCTCTCCTTTGTGTTTGGGTTAGTGGGAGTATTGTAAACCTCCCACGTATTTAGTGCAAGGTTTTATTTTAGATCAAGAGCTTCAAAAAGTGCTTCTTTACTGTCAAAGTGGATCAAATCCTCGCCCTTATCTGTAGCATCCATCACAGCTTGGGTTTTGGTGTTTGGTTTCTTTGCACGACTTGCTTTCTTTTCAGCAGCCAATTTCTTTTTCTCGTGTAGTGCGATACCTTCGGCTACCTTTTCAGCAATCAGGGCTTCAAGATCGAAGTCTTCAATATCTTCGAAGTCGTCAGAAGGTTGGGGTCCACATTCGGTACAGCCTTCTTTACCACAACCTTTAGCATTGCGAGCTTCGAACATTGTATCAAGACGTTCGCCAATTTGAATATGATCCAACCAGATTTCACGCCCACGCTTCAAATCGATGAACTCATCAGGGGTGAGGAAGTCCTGATAAATCTCTTCCATAAGCGCTTCAGCATTACGACCAACAAACTCAACGTGGTCACGAACATTCTGCACGATGCCACCAGATCCAAATGCGGCCGAATGGCACATCATAGTGGCATATGGCTTTACTTCAATACCCGAGCAAGAAAGTGCAATCAAGCTGGCCGCTGAATAAGCCTCAGCTTCAATTACTGCAATAACGTCTGCTTGACAGTTTTCAATGCAATTTTTGAACATTGCAGCGGAGTTCATATTACCACCGTTTGAGGAAATATAGATTCGCACCAAATCTCCCTGTTGAGCAGAACGCAACACTTGGAACGCCTGTCGATAGTACGTTGGATCTTTAATGTCCTCATCCAAATAGATATCAAAGGCATTATAAGTCGTACTGGATTGGCTTACTTCACACTGGTCTTTAAACATTGGAATCAGGTTATCGTTTGACATATTTTACTCCTTGGTAAAGCCATAATATTTAAGTTCTGCTTCTTCACGGGCTTTTACAGCTTCATCAAATGATTCACCGTAGTACAGAGGAATGTTCTCATTGTCTTTACATATCTGAGCAATCCAAACACCTCTATCAGCACGAAACCCTACTCCAGTCCTTCCCGATGTATTATGCTTATTCCTTTTCTGGTCAAAGCTTTGAACACTGAGGGTAGCCCATTCACAAGTTTCTTTACTGTAGATCTTTGCTCCATTTATTCGGTTGATTGTTGTCCCTTCAGGACGTTCACCCATATCTTCAAAGAAGTTTTCAAAAGATCCACCTTTAGTTGTGTCCCACCGCTCACAGACAACTACATCTCCATGCCACTCTTCGTACTCCTCACTTCTGGTTCTTGAGCACAATTTAGACCAAGATCTGTATGTTGGGGTATTGTACATTCCATGTTTTGACATCTTCGGTGAAACTAACTTACTTGGGTCTGACGCTGATGGTACAAAACTACAACCACAATCTTCTTTTCCCTCATGTATTAGTCGGTTTGCTCCGATAGAGATATAATTACCGCAATCACATTCACAGTTCCAAACCACACTGTTATTGCTGTTTCTTTCCCTTGTAGGACTTAGTGCCGTGATCTTACCAAATCGAGTCCCCGTTAAATCTGTTGCTCTACCTAAGTTTACACAACCGCAAGTTTTAGTGTCTCCATTCCGCAAATCACGCAGCTTTTTAACTACAAGATTTCCACATTCGCACTTTAACTCAAATTGCCTATAAGTTATATTGTTGTGAAACAAACTATCGACTTCTTTTAACACAGTCAGAAGGCCGAACTCTTGACCTTCCTCCACTTTTAATCGGTTACTCATCAAATCTCCTAATTATTTCGTTTATCAAAGGCGTCGAAAGCCATACCCCACATTTTAGCTTCCTCAGAACGTACACAGTAATCCCATGAATCAAAGTCAATCAATTGCACAGGAAGTTTGGAATACTCGGCTACTGAAAGAAGGTATTGAAGACCGGAGTTCTTTTTCAAGTCTTGCTGTGCAATATCGCCCGTGATTACAGTGACAGAATTCACTCCCTGACGCCCTACAAGACTCTTGGCAACTTCTGGGTCTAAATCCTCAGCCTCATCCACGAGAATGAACGTATTATCCCACGACCGTCCCTTTACGTGCTCCAATGCAAGCAGCTCGATTTTACCATTAGCCAGAAATGCTTCATAGTTGCCTTGCCCAATCCGTTCTTTGATTGTGTTGGTAATTGGAGCGCACCATGGTTCTAGCTTCTCTTCTTTTCCTCCTTTAAGAAAGCCGATTGACTTACCTTTACCCTCAGCTGGACGTGCGATGATGATGCGATCAATCTTTTTATCCAACAGCAAATCAGCAGCAATTGTTGACGGAATAAAAGTTTTCGAGCTGCCCCAAACACCGACACAAATTACAAAGCTAGTTGTTTTAACAGCATTAATGTACTCTTGTTGCCGATCATTCATAGCAACCAATGGAGGCCGATTTGCAGCAAACTGTGTAAATTTCTCCTTCACTTCTGGCTTAACACCACCGTTTCTAGTGGATTTGGTGCGCTTCCTTGGAATAGCAACCTCTTCACCATCTACCACTGTCAAAAATGCACGGCCTTTAGCACCCATATTAGTATTTCCTTCTCAGTAATTAAATTTCCACACCTTTCTTTGCTTCACTACTTTCCCAACATCTCTAGCATCCCACACTTTTAAACTTGCGTCAACCTTTAAATCCTACGTTCACGAACAATAACACCTGTTGGTAAAATACCTAGTGGGTTTTCAGTATACCCCTCAAACCATGGGGAGTTATTTGGTAGTGACACCCGTACAAATTGTCGATTTGTTTCATCTTCAGCTTGAAACGATTGATGAACGCAAAGACCATCAGCCCAAACTACACCACCATCTTTAAAAGTATATTCATCCTTTGAATGGAGCTGCTCTCGCAAATGCTCGCAATCACCGTCATTTAAAGGATGACCTTCAAACTCACCAGTCCACATCTTACACAAACCGTCTGTATTAGACACTAGAAGCATCCCGTTACCACAACTACCCCAACCGCCACCAGAACCTCCCCATGCGCCTGAAAGAGTTCCTTTATACATACCATCTACATGCAACCCTTCTTTACGCTGACACTCACCCGGAATAATATATTTCTCATCAATTGTAAGATAGGCTGTATTTTCTTCCCAGTACTGTACGTGATTTGGTGCATTCTTAATCATTTTCTTAAGAAGTGGTTTGTACTCATTCAAACATACTGGTAGGCTGTTATCTACATCGTGTGCATAGAAAGGCATCATCATAATACGTGTCCCTGAGAACTTCGGGAACATACCTTTTACGCTTGTGACTTCATATCCCACTGAATTGAATTGTTTGACATCTTTGTTGCTGACCACTTCATTCATTTTAATCATTTCTTATCTCCTGTTGATCTTCCTATTTCTGAAGATCTAGCTTCCCACACTTGAATCACGTTTGCAAGCTTTATTTAATCACAAACTTAAAT